GCTAGGAGTCGCATGTACGTCCGGATGAAAGTCGGCATCCATGCCGGCGAAGTTCTCGACATCACTCCCGCAGCTGCGCGCCAGCTCGTCGCCAATGGCGACGCGGAATGGCCGCAATGGGAGACGCCCACCGAAATCGAGGAAGAAAAGCCTCGAAATGAGACACGCCCCAAGCGCCGCAAGTAACTACCAATGAGAGACGTTGTCCTACTCACGCCGCCGGTGTGCGAACCGGTCTCGCTCACCGATGCCAAGCTGCATCTGCGCGTCGATACCACGGCCGATGACCCGCTCATCGCGTCACAGATCACCGCCGCGCGCAGCCAGGCTGAGGACTATTTACGGCGCGCGCTCATCCTGCAGCAATGGCAGCTGTTCATGGACAGCTTCCCAGGTTTTCACCCGCTCTACACCGCGCGCGGCTATCCCGACATCTTTCTGCCCAAGCCGCCGTTTCAGCGGCCGGTTGTCGTGCAGTACGTGGACACGACCGGAACGCTTCAGACCCTCACTGAGCAGACCGATTACGGACAGAACCAATCGCTGCTCTATGGCTACCAGGTGGACCCTGGCTCGGAGACGCAGCCGTGCCGGCTCTCGCCTCCATGGGCCCGGCCGTGGCCGCCGGTGCGACTGGTCGAGCGGTGCGTGCAGATCTCGTTTTGGGCGGGCTATTTCAGCGCCTACGACGTCAACATCAACGGCTCGCCCCTCGGGATGGATCCGGCCATCGTCTTTAACCAGGCCGACAACGACAAATCGATCTTCATCCCGGGCGCGGGCAAGAACAGCACCTTGTACCAGGGCACGCTCACGGTGAATGGCTCCGGAGTGGGAACCATCTCGCCGGCACCGGCGCAGGCGGTCAGCGACGTTATTGCTTTTGTCGGCGGCTTCATTCCGCCGCAAATCATCGCGGCGATCAAGCTGCAGCTCGCCTGGCTCTACTCGCAGCGCGGCGACGTATTCACCGGCAACAAGAATGCCGGCGACTTCGCTCCCGGCTTTGAAGCTCTGCTGCGTCCGTACCGAAACCTTATTGCATAGAACTGCATAGATTGCCGCGATGGTTCGCGGCGCGATGCCTCGCCTCATCGCGTCTGCCGGCCAAAAGCGCAAGCCGGGCATAACTTCCTGGTGCTTGCGCGGAGAGGATCGCGGCCCGGCTGCCAGTGCAGGACCTGCTGACAGCCATCGGCGGAATGGAGACGCGCCTGCGCCGTCCGTTCCGCCATTTGATTCCAGCCATGCTCGTATCCGCGATTATGCCGACGCGCGACCGCCGGCACCTGCTCCCGCTCGCTCTGCGCTCGTTTCTGGCGCAGGACTGGCCGGACCTTGAGCTGGTCGTTGTCGATGACAGCGAGCACGACAACATCTCGGCCGATTTGTTCCATGCCTTGCCGGGCGTGCGCGTCCGCTACCAGCATCTCGGTGAGCGGTTCACGATCGGCAACAAGCTCAACCAGGCCTGCCAGATCGCAGACGGCGACATCCTGATTCGCTGGGACGATGACGATTGGTCAGCTCCCGGCCGGGTCAGCGACCAAGTCAATCGCTTGCTCGCTGCCAATGCGAAGGTGAGCGGCTACTGCGCGATGGTCTTTTACGACCCGAAGCGCCGCCAGGCGACGAAGTACAACGGCGCCGTCAACTTCTACTCGCTCGGCACCGGGCTCTGCTTCACGCGGGACTATTGGCTGCGCAATCCCTTTCCCGACAAGTCGATGGGTGAGGACAACGATTTCATCACCCTGTCGCAGCAGGAGAAGTCGATCGTCTCCGTCGATGCCGGCGAGCTGATGGTCGCCCTGCTCCACGACCGCAATACCTCCAGCCGCGCCTCGCGCGAGGGCTGGCCGGTGGTAGAAGCCCCGGCCGCGTTCCTCTCCGACCTGCGCGCCGTCCGCCTCTGAGGAAATCTTGAAGCTGAATTTAGGTTGTTCCGACCGGCACATCCCCGGTTATTCCAACGTCGACCTTTGTCCGCCGGCCGACATCATCGCCGACCTCACCAAGACCTGGCCCTGGGCGGATAGCTCCATCGAGCACGTCCTGGCGCACGACATCATCGAGCACCTGCCCGACAAGGTCCACACGATGAATGAGCTGTGGCGCGTGCTCGAGCCTGGCGCGCAGGTGGAAATCATCGTTCCCACCACGGAAGGCCGCGGCGCGTGGCAAGACCCCACACACGTCTCCTACTGGAACCGCAACAGCTTTTTCTATTTCACCCACCGCGACCCGCACCGCGAGCGGTTCGGCGTGGCCTATGGCGTCATGGCACGTTTCAACGTCGTGCGCTTGGAGCAGGAGCTGCTTCGCGATGACGTTACGAAATTGACCATTGTGCTTGAGGCGGTGAAGTAGTGCGGCCCTTCTCCGTCATCATCCCCTCGCGCGATCCCGAGAACTTAGTCCCGTGCGTGAACGCGATCCTCATGCGCGAGCTCCACTTCCGCAGAATCATCGTGGTGGATGATGGCGCGCGCCAGGAGGCCGAGCGCCAGCTGCCGACGCTGCCGATTGATTGGGTGCCCGGCATCAAGCCATTCGTCTTCGCGCGCAACATCAACCTCGGCATCGAGGCAGCCGGGGATGACGACGTAATCCTGCTGAATGATGACGCGGTCCTGATCACGCAGTGCGGCTTCAGCCGCATGGTGCGCGCCATGCAGGAAGCCCCGGAATTCGGCGTCGTCTCGGCCGTTACCAACTCGGCCGGCAATCCCAACCAGTATCGGCGCGGCGATCTGCAGCTGCGTGAGGAACCCAAGCATGTCGCCTTCGTCTGTGTGGCGATCCCGCGCCGAGTGCTCAACACGGTCGGGCTCCTGGACGAACGCTTCACCGCCTATGGGTGGGATGACAACGATTATTGCCGGCGAGCGAAGAATGCGGGCTACAAGCTCGCTATCTACGACGGCTGCTTCGTTGACCACCTTTCGCTGAATTCCACCTACCGCGGCCGCGGCCGTGCCGGCGACATTCGCGCCGGGGCGGAAATCTATCGCGCCAAGTGGGGCGACACCGCCAACGCCTGAGACTCCATGAAATTAAAAGTCGCTGTATTCGGTGCCGCCGGCATCATCGGCCAGCACATGCGGTTGTGCGTTCCGGCTGAGGTAGATCCTCGCTGGATGCGCCGGCACGCGGACACCCTGCACCTGGGCCTGGACCTGAACGACGACGAAGCGCGCGATCAGTGGCTCGACATCGTGCACCCGGATGTCGTCGTGAACCTGGCCGGCGAGAACCGGCCGGACGTGGTGGAAGCGGACCCGGCGCGCGGGCGCAAGCTGAACGTGGCCGTTCCCTATGCGCTGGCTCATTGGTGCGATCGCAACCATGCGAAGTATATCCACGTCTCCACGCAAGCCGTGTTTGGAGGCGATAACAAGGCTCCATACACCGCCGATGCCGAGCGCCTGCCGGTGAACGAATACGGCCGACAGAAGCTGATGGCCGAGCAGTTTGTCGAGGACCGCGCGATCATTGTGCGGCCTTCGTTCGTCATCGGCGTGCGGCCCATGCCCGCTGTAGGGCGCGCCAATCCTGCCGAGTACATGATCGAAGCTGCCAACCAGCGGCACGTCAATGACCGTTTCTTCTCGGTGACGGAAGCTCCCGAGATTGCCACGCACATCTGGAAGCTGGCGACCGGAGAGCTGCGCGTTCCTGTTCGCGAGGGCGGCCGGCGCATGGTCAACTCTTCCCTGCCCGACCGCGTGAGCCGGTATGAGCTCGCGACCATGCTGAACAATGGGAATGTTGCGCCGGCGACCAGCGACGATTTTCCCGGCATCGCGCCGCGGCCGCTCGATACCACATACGCGTGCCCGGCGAACGGCCGCAGCCTGGCTATGGCGCTCACCGATTGCGCCGAGCGGTACGAGGCCCGCTATCGCCTGGCGCCACGGCAGCGCGCGCGCGAGCTGGCCATCTTCTTCGGACTGACGGAAGCCGAGTGCTATGCGAAGCTGAGCCAGGGATTCTTGCCGCTGCACGCGGCGATCGGCGACGATTTCCGCCGCGACAACCCGCTGGTCGATCATGCTGCGCTGCTCGACTGGTACCGCAAGACCGAGGGCTACATTTGGGAGCTCTCGGCCTACCACTGCGACCCGGGCTTTAACTACAGCGGCATGTGCTCTGGCATCGCGGAGAGCCTATGCGACCAGGATGCCGAGACCGTGCTGTGTCTGGGCGACGGAATCGGCGACCTTTCGCTGATGTGCGCCGCGCGCGGGCTGCGCCCGGTTTACAACGACCTGGAAGGCAGCCGCACGGCCGCATTCGCGCGCGCCCGCTTCGAAATGTATTCATCCCAGGGAATACCGCAGCTGATGACCGATGGCTGGACGCCGGTGGCGCTGTACGGGCAGAGCTGGCAATTTGATGCTGTGGTCTCGCTCGACTTCCTGGAGCATGTCCCCAACGTCGAGGAATGGGTGCGCGCCATCAAGCATGTGCTGAAGCCGGGCGGTCTCTTCTTCGCGCAAAATGCCTTCAACTGCGGCTCGGGACCGGACGGCTCGATCCCCATGCACTTGAAGGTCAATGACCATTGGGAGAAGGATTGGGACCCGCTGCTGGAGTCGCTTGGGTTTGAGCAGAAAAGTTCGAACTGGTATCGCAAGCGGCCCTGCTGTGAGCAGTCGGTGAACGGGCAAGGCGACCTGGTGCACGAGGCGAGCTGCCAAGGATAGGTCGGGCGCATGCCGTCTGGCCGGAGCAGCACGCGCCCTATGCGCCACTTCGGGAGAACTTTATCATGCCTGCATGCGACGACTCGATATCGGCGTAGCCAGCTATCGCAACCCCGAGCGGCTGCACAATACCCTGCTCTCCATCTTGACGCGCTCGCAGACGGACTGGCGCTGCTTCATCATCCACAATCCATCGCCCGACGATGAGCACACCCGCTCGATCATTGGCGGCGCAGTACAGCAGGCCTCGGGTCACTTCGTTCCCATCTGGCTGCCTGAGAACATAGGCTACGCCGGCGCCGTCAACCAGCTCCTGGAACGGGCCGAGACGGAATACATCGCATATTGCGATAACGACGTAGAAATCAACACTCCCGGGTGGGATGAGCAATTCTGCCAGCTGCTCGACCAGCGGCACGAAGTCGGCATGGTCTTTCCCAACGGTGGCGCGTGGCCGATCGACCGGGTAGCCTACACCGAAGTCATGTGGTGCCCCGGCTTCTGCTGGGCACTGAACCGCATGGTGCCGGCGGAAATCGGTGGCTTCGATCTGACGCTGGGCCATCAGGAAGAAGCCGACTACTGCATGCGCGTCCGCATGGGCGGCTGGAAGTGTGCAGCCCTGCCGCGTGTCTCTGTGACCCACCATGCGACCGCGACGAACGACTCGGCCGCAACCGAACGCATCAATCGCGGCGTCGTGAATTGGGTTAACAAGTGGAACCGCTACTTCAATGGCAAGCTTTTCAATTACTACTCGCCGAATGTGACGCGGCACGAGGACTGGCCGCCCAACGCGCTCTACCTGGAAGAGTATTGGCTGAAGGTGTGGCCGCAGCTCAACGCCTCGCCGGAAGTCGCTGTGCATGAGGGCCGCGAGTACGACCTGATCCGCGTGCCGCGCTTCAAGAGCTTCTATCGCGGGAGAATCATCTGATGTACCCCACTGAAATTGCCGCCGATGGTTACGACCTTGTGACCTACAAAGGCCTGAAGGTGTCCACCGAGCTGCTGGAGCATTTTGCAGTCAACGCGCATGAAGGCACGCTGTTCCGCTTCGTGAATCGCGAGGCGAGCTGCGGCACGGTGGTCACAATCGAGCGCGTGCCGATGGGGGAAGCATGACGGTTGTGTACGGAATGCTTCGCATACGAAACGAGGCGCGCTGGATACGCGAAGTCCTGGAATCGGTCCTGCCCGTCTGCGAGCGCATCTTCGTGCTCGATGACCATTCCGAGGATGAGACGGTCGAAATCTGCGAGCAGTTCGGCGGCATGGTCACCGTGCTGCGCTCGCACTTCACTGGCCTGGACGAAACCCGCGACAAGAACTTTCTGCTTCAGCACATCATGGGCGACGTCCAGGAGCGCGGCGAGGGCATCCACCTTACCGGCAGCCCGGACTCTCCGTTTTGGGTGCTGGCCATTGATGGCGACGAGGTGCTGTCGAAGAACGGCCCGGCCGAGATCCGCCGCGTGCTGGCCGAAACCGAGTACAACGCTTTCAAGCTGCCGATCCGCTACCTGTGGAACGCGCGCCATGTGATACGCGTGGATGGTGTTTACCGCAACTTCTCGCGGCCGTCGCTGTTTCGCCTGATGAACCGGGCCTTCACCTTCCAATCGACGCCCTATGGCGGCAACTTCCACTGCAGCTCAATCCCGCAAGAGCTGCTCGGCCAAGCGGTTGCGGCGCCGCCGTGCGGCGAGGCAGAAATCCTACATTTGGGATATCTGCACCGCGAGGACAGGATTCGCAAGTTTCATTGGTACAACGAGATGGACCCCAACAACCATGCCGAAGACTGCTATCGGCACATGGTTGTGGGCGACCTCTACCCTGCTCATTCCACATTCCGGCATGGTGGGCCGCTCCAGCTCGAACGTAGGGCCGCATCCGGCCTGTAATAAATTTGCACAAGTTTTGCACGTTTCAGTGCATAGTTCCCGATAGATGAGAGACGAACGCCAGCCTGACCTCTTCAGCGGCGAGGCCTTTGACTGGCGCGCCTTTTGGCCGAAGCCCAAACCTGACCTGGGATCGGCGCCGCTCACCGGCCTGCCGTGCGGCTTCACGGTGTACCTGTGGAAATGGGGACGCCGCGATGCCCCGAAGAACAATTGCATCCACGCCGGCCGCGCTTATCGCGTGAACCACGTTCCGCTCTCGCTTTGCCGCTTCCACGCCGCGCAGCTCGCGCGCCATGCCGAGCTGGATGTCGTTCCTGACCCGGACGCAATCACGGCGTCTGCCGATCACTAAGTTCCAGGTCCGCCGATAAACCAACGCTGTCGCAGAACCAGCGGGAGGAACCATACGCGGCGGGCCTGGGCCCTATTCGGGCCCTAATTGAACCATGCCGCCCATTGCCGGACTTCTCAATCGCCGCATTCAAATCCAGCAGCGCGGCGGCTCTACGCCTGATGGAACTGGCCAGCCCTCACAAACCTGGACAACGGTCTGGACGGTTTGGGCGCGCGTGGTGCCGATCGGCGGCGCCGAGAGCTATCGCGGCGACCAGCTCAATCCGGAAATCTCCGACATCGTCACGATCCGCTGGCTCGCCGGCATCCAGGGCCAACCCGCGAACGCGAGCCCGCTGATGCGGGTGCTCACCGATGACGGCCGCTGCCTCGACATCCTCGCCGTGGTCTATGGCGAGCGACACATCACCGACCAGGTGGTAATGCACTGCAAAGAACGTATTGCCTGGCAGCCGCTCAACGATTGAGGTTCCTATGCCTGAGCTGGTCGTCGGATTGAAAGAGCTGGGCGACAACATCAACCTGCTGGACCAAAAGCTGCAGCGGAAGATCGTGCGCACCGCTGCCATGGCAGGCATTGAGGTATTCCGCAAGGATGCGATCGCGCGTGCGCCGCGACGCACCGACGATTACGAGAAAACCGACAAAGGCGGGAAGAAGCGCGGCCCTGGCTTCCTGAAGAAAAACATTAAGCGCAGAGGCAAGCCGCTTCCCGATGGCGGCTTTGAAGCCTCCACCGGTCCCAACCGGCGCGCCTGGTATGGGTCTCTCGTCGAGCGCGGCTTCACTCATCAGGCAGGCAAGCGCAGCGGCCGCGGACGCCCGAATGCTGCGCACAACGCAGCGACCGGCAAGCACGTTCCCGGCAAGCCCTTCATGCGTCCCGCCTTCGACACCAAACAGAAGCAGGCCGAACAAGTCTTTGCCGACGAGATAAAGAAAGGCCTCAACGAAGAAGGTTTCCATCTCTGATGCTCACCGACCTCTATGCCTACCTGACCACCTCCGACCTTTCGCAGGTGGATGCGACGCACGCCGCCGGCGCGCAACAGGTCCGCAACTACATCAACAATGGCAATCCTCCGCCGGCCGGGCAGACGCAATGGCGCCTCTACCCCGACACGCTGGCCGAGGGCGCGACGCTGCCGGCGCTCACCTATCAGCTCATCAGCTCGCACACTGAGCACTCGCTGGACGGCACCAACCAAACGCTGTTTTGGGACCGGGTGCAGGTCGACGTTTGGGCAACGCTGGCGAGCGACCGCATCAACCTGTCGGCCGCGCTCATCGCGGCGCTCGATGGTCTCACCGGAATGCTGGTGAATACCGAGCTGTGCGTCATCCTTTGGGACAACTCGATCGACACCTTTGAGCCTGAACGCCTGCAATATCGCCGCACGCTCGATTTCCGCGTGATTCACAACTAGCTCTCAGCTCCCACCACTTTCACCAATCAACGCCGCCGCGCGGCGCGAAGGAGAACCTATGGCTGTAACTGTCCGTGCCAAAACAGGCGCGGGTTGCGCGCTCTACCAAGGAGACGGCGGCTCGCCCGAAAACTTCAACAAGCTGGCGCAGATCCTTACCCTGAAATGGTCTTCGATGAAGCAGGCCTCGGAGAAGGTCACCAACCAGGATTCGCAGACCGACCAGTACAACAACGTCTACCAGGAACTGCTGGGCACGATTGTCGACCCCGGCATGATCGAGCTCACCCTGAATTGGGTGCCGGGCGACGCGACGCACCAGCTCCTGCTCTCGCATGCCTGCGATGGCGCGGTGCACGACTTCCAGATTCGCGGCCCGGTAAATATCGGCTCCAGCCCCTCGACGCGCATGTTCACCTTCCGCTTCTCGGCGCAGCTGTTCGACCGTCCCGACATCGACCTGCCTCTCGACAAGGCAATGACGTTGACGGTAAAGCTCCAGCTGATCGGCGTCCCCGGCGGCATCACCTACAACGACCCGGTCAACAGCAACTAGCTTTGCGCGCGGCGGTCCGCTCGCGGACTCCCGGTACGGATGGCTGCTCGTTACAGCCTCGCCGCGCTCCCATCTCAAGAGCGGAACTGCAGTTCCGCTCTTACTTCTCTCACGAGGCGAGCTTGAAAACATCTCCGACGAAAACTGCTTTTCCCATCACCATCGCCGGCAAGCAATTCACTCTCGAATACCCGATCCCTGCCTATTGGGCATTCGAGGACGCAACCGGCATCGACCTTCTGAAGCCCGATGAGCGGCCGAAAGAAGAAATTATGGCCGAATACCTGGCTAAGCCGGTTCGCCAGCGCATGCAGGATTCGCTCTGGCTGCTGTGGGCGGGACTGATCACGCACCATCCCAACATCACCATCGAGGAAGTGCGCTCGATGGTGTTTCTCAAAGATATGGGGCGCATCGAGGCGGCCGTTGGCGAGGCGCAGCGCGCGTCCATGCTCGATATCGAGCCGCCGGCGCCGCAGGACGGAGAACAGGAGGGCGAAGAGGAAGAACGCCCTTTGGACCGCCAGCCCGTCAACTAACCCGGGACGAGATTTGGGCGTTCGCACGCTACGACCTTCGGCTCAGCCCACAAGAGTTCGAACGCCTCACGCCTCGGCAATTCCTGGCACTCGAGACGCGCTGGCAAGAGCAGGAGCGACGCCAGGACCTGCGCTCTGGCATGGAGTGCGCGGTCACCGCGAACTTCTCATTCGGGAAACCTGACGGCCGGGCCTTCGGACCCGCTGACTTCTACTCGTCGCTCTCTCATTTGCAGCAAGAGGCAATGGCCGATGACGCCATCCTGGGGGCTTGCCAATTCGGCCTGGCTCGGCTGGAGGGCATGGCCACAAAGGGGTAGGTATTAAAAATCGCGCGGATTTTTCGGTTTACTCAGGTCTTGTAGAGTCGCAGAGTCTACGATGCGCAGCAAGGACTCCTTAAGAGGGTCATTAGGGAATCTCAATGCGTATTGGTAGGCGATCTTCCCCGACATTGGTGCGCTCACCGTGGCTCTCTCAGTGAGAATGATCGCATCCTCATTGTTGGTCCAGGTAGCTATTCGCCCATCGAAGTGGGCGCCGAATCGATTCTGATAGGCCTGCGTGCTCTCGGTTGGCGCGCCGTACTTCTCCTTCAGGCCCTGAAGGAGTGCCGAAAAATCGTTAGGTGAAAACGGCACCTGGATCTGATAAAGGCGTTCATTCAAGAACTGATAGAAAGCTATAGTTTCGGTTCCCAGGATGGTTGTTTTTGCCGGACAGCTAAGCTTGCCATCTCCCTCACGAAAGCAGTCGTGGTCGTCAGCGGCTCCTTCCAGCTGTCCCCAAGTCTCGGCGGGATGTTTGGCTTTGAAATCCTGCACTGACTCTCCGAGAGTGTCATCCTTAAAACCGTATCTCTCGGCTGCGCTCGCGGTAGGAAGGGCGCTGGCGAGAAGTAGTGGTAGCAAAACAGCGACATACTGAGCTCTGCCGAATTTCATAGGCTTTTCCCCTTTTTCGTCTGATCTCCACTCGGCTTTTTATGGGTCAGGAGTATCCGACGCCGCTGTGGTTTTCGTCAACACAATTCACAGCTCGTTCGCTCGAAAGTAACCTCCCGCCGTTATGTCCACCTCACTCGGAACATTGCTGATCATCTTGCAGGCGGAAACCTCCGCCTTCGCACGCGGGATGTCGGACGCGAAAAAACTCGCGTTCACCACCTCGGGCGAAATTGTCGAGTCCGTGAAGAAAATCGCGGAGTCGATGACCAAGCTGAAGTTCGGCAACCTGGACCAGTTCGCGAAGTCGGCTGGCATCGTTGGCGGCCTACTCGCCGGCGTCGGGGTTGCTGTGGCTGCCGCTTCGATCGAAGTAGCGAAGGGGACAGCTGAGCAAGCGAAGGAGATGGAGAAACTGTCGCAGGCCTATGGCTTGCCGGTGGAGATGGTGTCGCAGCTTCGCGTAGCCGCGAAACTTACGGGCGTGCCGCTGGATGAGCTCACCCGGAGCATGGGGCGCCTGGCGCGCAATGCGTTGCTGGCAGCAGAAGGCGGCAAGAGCCAGAATGCTACCTTCGCCGCCCTGGGCGTGAAAGTCACCGACGCGCACGGCAAGCTTTTGCCGATGAATGAGCTGCTTCCGCAAGTGGCTGAGCGGTTCTCGAAGATGGAGAATGGCACGGCCAAAACTGCCATTGCCATTCAGCTTTTCGGCCGCTCGGGCGCCGCGATTATTCCGTTCCTCAATCGCGGCGCGGAAGGCATACGGCAGCTGCAGGAAATTTCCGACCAGCTGGGCCTGACCTGGACCGAGAAGGACATCAAGGCGGCTGTCGCCTTCCACGAGTCCATGGAAATCATGGACCTCAAGAGCCAGGCGCTGAAGGAGAACTTCGTCAAAGGGCTGCTGCCCGCACTCGACCAGCTGACCACGGCGTTTGTGAAGACGAACACGGGCGGCAAGAGCGTGGCCCAGACCCTGGGCGAAACCATCGGCACGGCGCTGAAGTACACGGTGATCGGCGTGGATTCGCTGATTACCGAATTCCGTGAGCTGTTCACCATCTTTCGCCTGCTCGCCACGGTGACCGTGGCCGACACCATTGCGCCCTGGAAGTTCAAAGACCTGGGCAAGATGTGGGCGGAGACGAAGAACGAACTATCGTCGATCGAGCAGGGCTTCCAGGACCGCGCGCACGCAATCCTGAATGGCAAGCCGCTGGACCTCGGTAGTGATGGCGGCGCCGGTGGCGTGACGCCTCCTATCCCTAACCTGACGAAGCAGACGGATAAGGGCAACCTGGGCGACCTGCTGCGCCAGGCCACGGAAATCTTCGATCGGAAGAACCCGCTGCAGGAGCAGATCGACCGCATCAAGGAGCTGCAGGCGAAGATTGCCGACTTCAAGGCAGCTCACCCGAACGAAATCTTTCTCGACCTGAACGCGGCCGGCGAGAAGCTGGCCGGCACGCTCGGGATCCTGGTCGCGCAACAGGCTCGCTTCGCCAGCGGCCAAGCCACGATGGGTGACCTGGGCAAGGATGCGTTCAAAGGGCTGGAAGAGTTTTACAAGCTGCCGGCTCGCATGCCGCAGGCCAGCGGCGCCGTCCAGGTGCAGGCCTCGCTGATCGAGTTGCAGACCAACCCGGAAGAGCAGAACCGCGAGCGCGCGGCCATCTACGAGCAGACCCGCACGGCGGCACAGCGATATGCCGACGAGCTGGCGAAGCTCAACCTGCTCTATAGCGACCACTCCAGCCAGGAGTATCTGCGCGCCGTCGAAAACCTGAAGGAAACCGTGCTCGGGGTTTACGACCCGACGATGAAGTACCGGAAGGAGCTGGAGCAGCTGCATTCGCTCCAGCCGCAGAACGCAGCTGACCAGGCCGCCATAGCTGCGGCAATCGAGAAAACCACCCGCGCACTGAAAGAAGCGCAGGCACAGCAGGTCCTCGAAACCGGACAGGGCGGCGGGCTGGCGGGCTTCAAGGTCGCGCTGCAGGAGAACATTCAGGACTGGAAGAACTGGGCCACGCAGGTCCACAACGCCACGCGCGAGGCCTTCGCCGGTATTCAAAGCTCGTTTAGCACCTTCCTATCGGGCATGGCGATCGGCACCAAGTCGATCGGCCAGCTGTTCTCGGAGCTGGGCCGCAATCTGGTGACGTCCATGGTCAACGCTCTGGCCAACATGCTCGCGAAGTGGATTACCACTCATATCGAGATGCTGCTGGTCAAAACCACGACCGACCAGGCACAGGTAGCGTCCACGGCCGCAAGCCAGGCTGAATCTACGCAGATCCATGGCGCGAACGCCCTGAAGCGCATCGGGCATTCCGCTGCCGAAGCCGCCGCCCACGCGTTCAAGTGGGTGATGTCTTCGGTTCCCTTCCCTATCAACATCATCCTGGCTCCGCTGGCGGCTGCCGGCGCGTTCGCCGGCGTGATGGCGTTCGGGGCTCTGGCGTCGGCTGCCGGCGGCATGGAAGTGGACCGCGACCAGCTCGCCTTCGTGCACAAAGACGAGAAGATTCTGCCCGCTCGCATTTCGCGCGGCTTCGACAACATCATCAACAGCTTCCGCATGCCTGCAACTTCCGGCCAGCTCGCGCCGGCCGCGGCGGGCACAGGGCAGATGTTCGGCGACCTCAACTTCAACGTGAATGGCGCGACCAATCCGGGCGCGACGGCGGCGAAGATCCAGCGCGTTGTGACGTCCAGCGTCATGCGCAACCTTCGCCGCAAGATGTGATACCCGCCTGATTTCTATCCGATATCACTATGTCGAATGCACTGTGGCCCACGCTGCACGGTCTGTCCTGGACCCTGAAACGCACTCCGCGCTTCAAGAACCAGGCCCAGCCCGGCTCGCAGGTGGGCGTCGAAACGCGCGTCGGCTACGGTGCGGACCCGGTCTATGACTTCGAGCTGAGTTACGAGGTGCTGTACGCCGGCAGCAAGGGAACCTCGCTATCGCAGCTCGAGGCTTTCTTCGAGGCGCGCCGCGGTACGTTCGATTCCTTCCTCATCGATCCGGGCGCGATAACGAAGAACCCGGCCGAGAGCTTCATCAACGGCCAGCAGCTCACCATTGACGCCAATGGCAATGCGCCGCTGATTCGCACCAAGCCGGGCAGCACGTACAACGAGGCTATCTACGAGCTCGCCGTCGACGGAGCCGGCAATTACAAACCGCCCGCGCTCTGGCATGCCGGCCGCCTGCTCACGCTGAACACCGACTACCAGATCGAATACTGGCCGACGGTGGCCACCGGCGCGCTGAACGCCAACAACATTTCCTACAGCGGCATTGTGATCAAGATGATTTCCTCGCCGCCCATCACCAACGACCTCACCGCCAACTTCGGTTGGACCTATCGGGTGCGCTTCGACGAGGACTCGCTGGAACTCGAGATGTTTCATTACCTGCTCTGGAAGTGCCAAACGGTGAAGCTCACCGGCACCCGCTTTTAACCATGCGAAAAGTCACCGGACTCAACGGCGCGGACAACTCCGCCGCCGCTCTCGCCTGGCTGCTCACGCAGCGGCAGATCGAGCGCGCGCACCTGTACCTGATCGGTGAGCCTGGGCACCCGCGTTCGATTTGGCTGACCGACTATGACCGGCCCTTGACCTGGGGACCGGGCACGTTCGGCGTGGACAACGTCTCCCGTTCCGGCGTCTCCACCAAGATCGGCCTGGATGTCGTCAGCCTCGAAGTGACCTGGTCGCCGTCGAACCACGTATTCACGCAGTCGCTCGCGACCACGTCGCCGTACCAGCTCGCGCAGATGGGCTATTACGACAACTGGCCGGTGCACATCTGGCGGCTGGTGATGCCCACGCCCGGTGACGTGAGCACCTACGGAGCCTATGAAGTGTTCGGCGGCCGCGTGGCCGCGTGCCGAATTGACCCGCTGAAGATCGTTTTCAGCGTCAACAGCTGGACCGAAGTCCTGCAGATGAAGGTCCCGGCGAATGTCATCGACAATGCCAACGTCCTGGGCAGCTACACCGGCGCGCACCCGCCGGCGGGCTTCGCCACGATCCCGACCTTCAACGTCATCCAGGGGTCGACCAACAATGTCCTGATCCTGGACTGCATCAACTTTCCGAATACGATCTTCAACACCAACATCTTTCAGCGCGGCTGGCTGCTGTTCGATTTCCCTTCCGCCGCGCATCCCAACGAGACCCTGGGCGGCATTTGGTCGGTCGTCGGCGCCAACAGCAATTACGTCAACGGCGCCGGCCATCACTACAACCAGGTGCAGATCTATACCCCGCTGCCGTTCCCGCCTACGCCTGGCTCGGATACCTGCTTCATCTCCGCGCCGTTCCCGATTGACCAAGCCGAGGGAACCATCGGCTACGACAACTATCCGTTCCCGTATGTGCCTGCTCCGGAGAGCGCATTTTGACGAACCGCGAACGAATGGTTGCGGCCGCGCTTTCCTGGGAAGGCGCGCGCTACGAGCTCGGCCAGCACCTGAAAGGCGTGGCCTGCGACTGCGGCACCTTCCTGGTCGAGTGCATGGTCGAGGCCGGCAAAATCACGCGCGAGGAAGCCGACCGCTTCTATGCCGAGATTGGCTACTACTCGCACGATTGGTTCTGCCATACCAACGTGCAGCGATACCTGCTCGCGATGGCGCGCTTCGGCAAAGCCATCTATGAGGGCCGCTGCTACGCCTCGGTGCGCACCGATCCCGGCAACATCGTGCTCACTAAAGCGGTGAGCCTCACGCACTGGACGCATGGCGGCATCGTCGTCCAGTGGCCGTACATCATGCACTGCAACTATCCCGCCGTGGAAAAGGTCGACGCCTCGCGCGACCCCATGTGGGCCAATCAAGCCCTGACCATCTTCGACCCTTTCGCTCATGTTTAAGCAACCCGCTGCCCATTCTCCGACCGCGCTCGGGATCATGCTGCAGGCCTCGTCGTACCTGCAGGCCATCCCAATCATCTACGGCCGCCCGAAGTCCACCGCCCTGCTCATCTGGCTGGACAACCTGCGCAAAGCCGGCAGCGATAAGAAGTGGAAGCAAAAGAAGAAGGGACCGCCCACCTACGTCGCCAACGCGGATGTGCTCTTTGGGCACAACCCGATCCTGTGCGCGCTGCAGGCCTGGCGCAACAACGAGCCGAAGTTTGCGCTCAATTTCACCTCGCAGCAGTTCACCATTGGCGGCCCGACGTTTACCGTAAGCGATGCTCACTTTTACGCGGTGATTGGCGTCACGGTCACGGCGCCCTATAACGTAAGCTTCAACGACTATGGCGGCGTGCCGCAGACGCTCAGCGGCAATTACGAAATCCCGCTGTTCAACAGCTATTTTCTCGGGCCTGACCCGTCGTTGCCGGCGCCCTCGCGCTTCTTCCCGAATACCTACCGCTGGCAGCCAGGCATGGGCGCGACGATTTATGTCGACGCGTGCGAAAACGGCCTGGCGAATCCCTATCTTGGGTACACGCTGAACGTCTACTACGCGCAGCTGGCCGGCCCGAAGTACCAGGCGCCGATGACCAAGCTGCGCCTGACGTTTGAAGACCAGCTCGGCAACGGCAGCGAGTTCTCCGGCAATTACGCGTCGAAGCAGATCATCTATCCGATGTTCGCCGGCGCGGGCTCGCCCAACCTCGACCTGGGATTCTCCGCGGCTGCTCCGAAACTGAACTTCGAAATGCTCGGCCGCCACGCGCTCTATGCCTCGGGGGACGGCGACTTTGCGGACTTCATCGAGGACATCTTCGCCGGCGCGGTCCAGGCGGGATATTCCGCAACCGGCAGCCCTGCCAATTACAAATCGCTGACCCAGGCGCAGCACGGCGTCAACTGCTACGACTATCCGCAGGTGGTGCAGCTCAAGACGGTGCAGGCCGGCATCAACCTGGGCGGGCACAACCTGGTGCTCAATGCGCCGCTGGAACCGAACGACGTCATCATTGCCATCAAGAAGTGGCAGGGCGGCGGCGTTCCTGCAGCGCCCACGGATGACCAGGGCGGCGCCTACACGACGATTGCCTCCGGTGTGAGTGCCGCGAACACCTACCAGTACGGGATCTTCTACAAGCTGATGACCGGCTACTATCCCGCCGGCAACACGCTGTACATGGACCATTCCGCGTGGAATGAGTATTTCGTCATCGTGCTGCGCGGCGCGCCGACCTTTGACCAGGTCTCGGTCCTCACCGGCACCGTTCCCACCAATGACCCTAATGCGGTTCAGGTCACGACGACGAACGATGCCAGCAAAGACGCGATCATCTTCGGGCTATTCATCCAAGGCAATGTGGTAGGCGACCCTTCCGCAACGCTGTGGAATGTCCTGCAAAACAACCAGTCGCAAAACGGCTTTACCGGTTCCCCGCTGCTGGTGCGGCGGGTGACGCAGCCCGGCACTTACAAAATGGCGGGCCTGCATCCCGGCGCCGGCGACTTCGTTACCGCGTTGTTCAGCTTCAAAGCTACGCAGCCGCGCAGCGTGGCGGCGGCGATCGGCAACGTCATCGACAAAGCCTCGCTCGACCTGGTGCGCCAGCAATGCCGCGCCTATGGGCTTATAGGCTCGCTCGCCATGATGTCGCAGAAGCAGGCGGCAGACTGGCTGAAGCAGATGGTGGACGACGGCGAGACGGACAATGGCGGCTTTCCTGGAGCTGCCAATGCCGCGCCGTTCTATTCCGGCTCGAAGCTGAAGTTCTTTCCCTGGGCGGAAGCCTCGGCGGTAGGCAATGGCGCGACCTACATCAGCCCCACAGCTGCCGGCCCGATTGCGGACCTGTCGGCCGACCGCGGCGACTTCATCCTGGATTCTGACCCACCGGAAGAAATTGACCGCAGCGGCCAGGCCATCGACGCGCCCAACATCTTCCAGTTCACGATCCCGGCGCGCGCCTCGGACTATAACCCGGTCACCATCTCCGAACCTCTCGCCGGCGGCCGCTCCATGCTCGGCTGGCGCAAGGACTCGCCCAAGCAGCTGGATTGCGTCATGGACCCGACC